CTGTTCGCCGGAGTTCATCGCCTGTGCCGCCTGCTGCTGAGCGCGACTAGCCGCCGTATAAGGATACGGAGCCCAGCCATACTGCAAGGGAGCCGTAACCTTTTGATTATTCGTACGCTGAGCCTGAATGACACGAGCCGCCGTCACCTGCCCGGAATTTGACCGAAAAGACGACATTTTCTTTTCGGCGTCGTACATCCGGTTAAGCACCCGGCGAACATCGGGCGAAAGTTCCGGTAGATCTTCGCCGAACTGCGCCTTGTAGCGTTCGCCGATTTCCTTCTTGGCTGCATCGTCGCCGGCACCTTCGCCTATGAGGTCACGGTACATATCCATCAGCCACCGGGCAAAGTTGCGGAACATCCCTTTCAGATACCCTGCCGGCACCTCACCTTCAGCGAGATAGCGTTCCGTCCAAGCCGCGTACTGCTCCTGCAGCTTGACTTTCTTCTCGAAAGGCAGGGCGTTGTATTCCTCAACGGACTTGAGGCCGAATGCCTTCAGCAAGGCGTCAATGTCGGCCCGCGCTTCCGGGGAAAGGTTTTTGTCGGCCGCGTGCGCAAAGAGGTTCGTCAGGTACCAGTGCGAATGTTCGTGTGAGAACGTGGAAAGATTCGCATTCGGCGTAAGTTTGATGGTGTTCGTCTGCGGGTTGAAGGAACCGCGGATTTCGCTTTCACCCCTGCCATGCTGAAACAGCACGTCCCCGCGATCCTGTTGCAGTTTCTGTGACAACTCCTTTTCAGCCTGCAGGCGATTGTTTGTCCGTTCGCCACCAGGGATAACCGTATCTTTCGCGTATGTGCGCACCTCAACGCCGGCATCCTCCAGAGCCTTTAGCACTTCCGGTGAGGTCCCTTCAGGCACCACCGCGCCTGCGAACTCGCTCAAGCCAACTGCACGCTGAGGCTTCGCCTCAAAATAGTCCGTGAGCCCTTTTTGCACGTCCGTGAGAATTTTTACGCCGGAGTCCAACAGTTCTGACGGGAACCCTCCCTTCGGCTCCTTGAAACCGTTTTTGACGAGCGCAGCGCGGACCTTCTCAGTCGTCGGCTTCCCCTTCGCAGAATCGGCCAATGCCCGCATCGCATCGTCCATCGCCGCAAAGGCATCCTTGTAGCCGTAGAAGTCTGCCGCCCGGCTCCTGAAGTCACTCATTGCGGCATCAATGCTCTTGTTAGCCTCATTAGCCGTCGCCGCATCAACCACCCTTTCGCGATTGGCCTGAATGCTTTCTACTGACGAGAACTTCTTCGAAGCCGCCGCACGCACCTTGCCCGGACCAAACGTCATCGTGTCTTGCGTGTTTTTTGCCACGCGCTTCGTCATAGCCTTGACAACGTTCTGCAGCGTCACCGGAACCAATTTGCCGCCGACCTTGATTTTCGGTTCACCAAAAAGGCCATTCGTTTTTTTGGCAACCCAGGCATCAAAACCTTCCGAATTATTCTCGAAGACCTCGCGAATTCGCTTTTCCGTCGCGTAGGAATCAATCTGCGGCTCCGTCGGCGCTTTGCCAATCTTCTCAACATTGTTGATCAGGGTATAAAGATAGGCATCCACCAAACGGCCGCCGTTGCGAATCTTGCCGGCATTCCGCTTCTGAACGCGAGTCGCCTTGTCACCAAGTGCATCAACCGCCTGCACGTACGCTTCGTTGTAGGCCTGCATCGAGCCTGTCACATCGAGCGGTTGGTCAGCATCAATCTTTTGGAACAACGGAAGCAACAGATGCTCCAGAGGCGTCCCGGCGTAGGGCTGCTGATAAACGGGCTCAACCTTGATGCCCTTCTCATCAAGGAACATCTTCTGTGAGACAACCGAGGTACGGAACCGCAACATAAAGTCGTCACGGTCTGGGCTATCAATGAGCGACCTCATGGTATTGTCCATGCCGCCGCGGAAAAACCGCTCAGTCTTCCGATACTCCTGCCGTAGAGCCTCGGCCTTCTTCTTATCAACGGGCTTTCCCCACTCAAACGCGGGGAACGTATTCGTATAGGCGTCCGCGCTGTAAACCTGCGCTCCTGTCGCGGGATCAATAAGCCCCTTTGTCCCGATCAGGGTAATGTCGCCAAAACCGGAATAACCGGAATTCACCTTCGTAATGCCTATGGACGGAACGGCCAATCCGCCGAGTGCGTTAGCCTTCAACAAATTGTCGGCATCGATATGGTGCACCGCAACGAGCCGATCGGTCGGTTGACTCGGAGCATCGTAAGAGAATGCTCCTGTCGTCTGATTGAACTCCTGCGGTTCGTAGTACGCTGCCCCTTCGGCACGATAGGAATCGTCCACCGAATCAAACGCCCCGCGTTGATCTTCGCGGACAAAACCCTTAAGCAAATCTGATAAACTGACGGTATCAGCAGACGACCACGCAGTAGGTACCCCAGCACCGGGGGACTGCGCGGCACCGGGAGGGACACTAGTAGCGTCTGTGGGTGCAAGTGGTGCTATAACCCCCTCCCCGCCTGCGGTACCAATTTCTTCCACTTCCACAGCATCGATGCTGTGCGTCGCCAAGCGCTCACCACCGGCCGAAGGCAAATAATCCCGCACAATCAACTGAACACGATAGTTTTTTCCACCGTAAGAAGCTGCAGCTGCAAACTTGTGGATTCCGCGAACATCGGGGTTTTGATGCTGGGTGTCTGCGTGAGATTCGATCAGCTTAGCGTCCGAAACAATTTGTTCGAAGTTTTGGGCAATGGCGTCATACAAGCCGGCGTTTTTCTCTGCGAACTTAAACGGAGGCAACGACTTTTTGGCGTCGCCGCGAGAACCTGTAAGAACCCATCCACTGTCAGAGTTTTTGACACCTTCGGACAGTTTCCCTGTCAACGTATCGATAGCGACCTTGCGCCCCTCTTCGGGAACGTCGTTCATGTGAACCACATTGACGGCTTCGTTTTCTCGGCCAATCGTCTGCGGCCCCATGTGCCATTCTTTGCCCTGGGTCACCGGCATACTGAAGGCTTCTTTCGGTACCTCCGCAGACTTTCCGTCTTCCGCCCATACGATCTTTGCCGAGAAGTCCCGAACCTTGTCCGGTTCAATCCCTAGATTCTTCGCAAGTGCCACCACGGCGCGGGAGTTAATCTCCGCCTGTACGCCCGCCTGCTGGAAATTGAACTGACTCTGTCCTTTGTTGAAAAGAGCCGTCCGCTGATCCTCGTAGACAAGACGGGCCGCATCCTGATACTTCTGCGTTCGAATCTGTTCAGGACTGCGCCAAAACGCCCCGCCGAAGGCCGCACCCATAACCGCGCTTACCGCCAAGTCCACGCCGTTCAAGTCGTACTGCTGAGCCAGTTGGTTGTAATCCTGATGTTCGAGGATGAATTTGATACCCTCGACTTCGGCCACATTCGCCCCGGCATTCGCCGCAGCGCCGTACGCCATGGACATACCGCGACTCGCACCGAGAACCGCCGGAAGCCGCATACCTATTGCGTTCATCCCGAACGACACCAGGCCGGCATTGATAGCCGTGTCGCGGTCTACGCCCTCATCCATCAGGCGATTCGTCTCATCGATGCCCACATCAGCACCGAAAGCCAGTGCGCCGCCGGCGACGCCGCCCGCCAAACCGTAACCAATTGCCTTCGGAAGCGTCTTGAAAAGCCCGTAGACAATCTGAGAAGCCGTACCCATCGTTTCGGGATCGACCTCAAAGTGAACCTTGTTGTAATCGCGAATATCCCGGGCGGCCTGATCCATGACCGCCTTTTGCCCCTCCCACCAGGCGCGGGTTTCGTCCCTGCCCATACGGGAGAGAACATCGGCCCCGGTGTTCTTAAAAGCCGTGATAGCGGAACTCGCCGTCTGCAGCACCGCAGCGGGAATGCCCTTCCACGTATCGCCAAGCCCTGAGAAGACGCCGAGAGGCATATTGACGCCCGGAAGCGGACGTTCCTCAAACACCTTGTCCTTCAGATCGAGCACGACGCCGGGCTCATTGCGCAGGAAGTAACGGCGCAGCCGATCTGCCTCAACCGACGATAGCTTCCGCCCCGGCGTATAAACGTCCTTACCCTCAGCATTCCGAGACCATACACCGCCCGTCACACCGTCCTGACCGCTGTAAATTGACTGATCCGAGAAAGTCGGATGATTCGGCTTTTTGTATTTGTCGCCCAGGTGGCCGCGCTCATCTTCAGACATCGTGCCTGACTGCAGCTCCTTCCAAGCGCCGCGCAAGTCGTAGTCGTAAACGTCCTTTTCGCGGTGATTCTCTGTCGCCCATGCCTGATATTTTTCTTCCTCATCAGGCGACAAAACGGTATTGAACTTATCCGAATAATCCTCCGAGAACGCATCGCGCGGGCCAACAGTATCCACACCCCAACGGTTAATGCGCATCTGCCGCGCCTGATCTTCCGTCAACTGCGGAGTACCAGAGTCATAAATTTGAGAAAAGAGCATCAGTTTTCCTTTGTACCTTCAATAGCCAAACCGCCATTAGCAAACTGATAGAACGGCAAAGAATCATCTTTCGGCGGCTTGACGAGGTTAAATTCGTAAGGTTTTAAATCGGGCGTATATACGTACTCACCATTGGCAATAAGGCGGTACGTCACACTGCCGTCTTCTCGGTTGACACTGACAGGCTGCAAGTCCATCGTTGTCATTCGTGAGGCGATTTCTTCGGGCGTCCCCGCTAACTGTTTGCCATTGGCGTCAAGCAGTCCCGGCGCGTAAAACGCCCCCTTCATCTTTCGGACTTCTACGGCCTCCGCCATCACCAAGTCATTAAGAGCCGAAACGCTTGAAATTCCCTTAGGCAGAATGGTTTTCCGTCGGTTATACGTAACAACATCGCCGCCGACAGCTGCAGCCACAGCACTGTCCGGAGAGGCGGAACCCGCCCATGCTTGATACGCGTAAATCCCTTTAGCCAATTCCGCAGTGAGTTCAAAGGACGGAGTACCTTCAGAGTACAGTCCTTTTACCCGCCCGCCTTCGGATTCGCCCAAGGCGCGTTTAATCATCGCCTCTGTACCCAAAACTGCCGCAGGATCGATCTTCACTTGTTTGTCAGAAATTAACTGAAGGCCTCGCAGGTACATTTCGCCCGCGGTCATTCCGCCGTCGCCTGGAACAATGTCAAACCCCGCCATCGCTATAGCGTACTTGTTGCTGTTTCCCTTCAGTTGCCCTGACACCATACGAATCCCGTCCGGACCCGCCGTGTCAGCAATCGTTTTCAAAAGTGCTACGCGGGTTTCAATCGGCGAGCTATCAAGAAGCGTCACCAGTCCTGCGGCCTCCTGCTTAGAGAAAAGGCGTTGCGGCACCTGCCAATCCTTCGCCATCGCGTCCGCCATTTCCACGCGCTTCTGAAGTTGCGCTTTCAGCTCATCTGTGTTCTGCCAATTGAGCGGGGTGATGCCGTACTGATTCGTAGCCATCGCGACACCGATAGGATCAGACTCGCGTTCCTTCAGAATTTTTACCCCAAGAGCTTTTGCTTCTTTCGTTCGGGCGGAGTTCACGAAATCCATCACTCCGGCGCTATCCAAGCCCCAAAGATTTCGGGACGCCTGAGCATCACGCACCTTGCCCGCTTTGTCCGGATCGATCTCATCCAAGCGCTGTAGCAGGGTTACAGGTAACTCTTCCCCGTTGTTCAGCATCTTATTGGCCGTGTCCACAAGATCAGCCGCTTCCGTGCGTTTTTCCCACTCTCGCGCCGCCAACGCCTGACGAACCTTTACCGTCACCCCCTGCCGAACGTCAGCATCAGCGCCCTTAGTGGCCTCGTGCATCGCCTTCAGAATGTCGGTATCACTTCCGGAAGTCGCGAGCACCTTATCTGTCAGGAGCTCAATATCCTGCTTCTGCTGACCGGCCTTGATGAGCTTTTCGCTTTTGGCGACCTGCTCAGCGCTCATATCATCCTTATGCGCCTTCAGCCACGCGAGAGCCGCCGCCGGATTTTTACCCTCAATGAAAATCCCAATAGCGTTCGAGTTAACGGTGTCCATCAGTTTCGGCACATCAACCGGAAGGCCAGACTTGTCAGCCTGCCACTGCAGTTCAGACATTGCAACGGCGTACCCTGAGTTCGCCCTGTCCATATCGCCTGACTGGACACCGTTCAAAACGTCATTCGTCGCAGTATTGAAAGTCGCCGCGTGCGTCGCCTTCTCGAAAACCGCCTGCTGCTTCACCATGTGGGACTGAAGTTCCGCCCCCAACTGCTGATAGGCCGCCTGCGAATAGAGGTCATACATCTTCCGCTGACGATCTGTCTTCAGTTGTCCGCGTCGATTTGCGAAGAGTGCGCGCCCCTTTTCGAGATACTCTTCCGACAGACTTTTCCCGTCAGGGCGGTTAAGGGCGTTACTGCCCGTGAGATTGCCCCAACCCTCTTCCGGATTCGACTTCAAATCTTCGAGTTCGCTCTTGGACTGATTGATAGCGTCCTGCACGAGCGTCTTGTCGGTTTCGGCCTGCCACTTATCCACAGCCGAGACAATCTTATCAGTAGCCCCGGCGACGAGTTTGTCGGTACGCCACTTGGAATCCGGCATAGCATGAAGCGTCCCGAGCCCCCTTACAGCGTTCGGAGTCACGCCGCCCTGATACGGATTACCGGGCACAGTGATAGTTCCCATTACTTGCTCCAACTGAAATTAGAAGGCATCTTGAGGCTCCATCCTTGAGCCCCGGATGAGCCAGACGACGTAGCGCCGCCACCGGAACTGCCACCGAAAACATCCTTGAAATCGCTCAAGGTTGCGCCGCTGTACGAGGACTTGCCAGAACCGGACTGGGAGCCGCCGCCCATCGGGCCATTCATAATGTCCATCGCGTAGTTATTGAAGGTGGTCAGCGCGGCCGCCCATGGGGAAATAGACTTTGCGGCCGAACGGTAGGCAAGTGCCTGATTCTTGTAATCGACAGCCAAACGGCGGTAGCCCCAGGACTCAGCAACGGCATTCGCCATCACCTGATTCACCTGCATTTCCTTCACAATGTCAATGGAGGTCAGCACTTCGGCTGCCGATCCGGAACCGCCCACGCGGACGCCCGATGCAGCTTGCCGGGTTTTGGTGGTTGACTTTGCCTGCCCGGCCTCATACCCAATAGCCGCCGCCTGACGTTCGCCGCCGGCCATCACGTCATCTGCCGCCGTCTCGTAGCTCTGCGCCTGCAAATTCATTAAGTCGGCATTCATTTTCATGAGCGCCTTTTCCTGCTTTGCAGCGCGATAGGCAAGCCACGTCCCGCCGATCTGCATCACGGACGTGTAACCGACTTTGAATCCTTGCTGAAATTGAGAGAAGCCGCCCGCACCTTTTGCGCTCATGAAAGCGTTTGCGGACGACGAAATCGCGGAGGATTGTGTAGACCCTTCGCTTGTCTGTTTGGTTGGATGGAGATATTGAGGCATTCGGCACTCCCGGATTTTCGCCGAGAGTAAGCCGCAAGATGGGAGTTTTATGGACGGACTGCTTCAGCTAATGCGTCGTGTTTTGCGGCGCACCGCTGATAGAGTCGGCCGCACTCTGAACCAGAGTCAGCCAGTCTTTGAACCAGGCTTTCCAGTCGGGCAACTCGCTTTTTAAGAGCGTCTGCGGAATCTCCGCCGGCGGAGCCGTTACCGTCCGCGTGGCGCAACCGGGCGCGAGCACGATCAAGCTCAGCACGCAAATCGTTGTACTCAGCTTGCGCCAAGTTGATCGTGTCCGTTGCTTTTGAAAGTCCTTCTGCATTCTTTCTCTCCGCCGCCCGCAGCGCGTCAGACTGCGCCGCCTCCATGAGGGCAATTTCCCGGTCATAGTGCGCAGAGGTCAACCAGACCCCCGCGCCGAAGGCCAAGGTGACCGCCACCATGTAGACGTAGTCCTTCACAGCTCGACTCCTTCGAGTTTTGCGCGCTGCCCGAGAACATGGAGGTACCCGTCCATCACGTAAAGCTGAAAGGTATAAAGGTCGCGGGAGCACGTCGGCGTAAAGCCCAACTTTCCCGCGTCCCATTTAGCAAGCATCGCTGCGAGTTTGTCGCGACGGATTTTGAGCTGCAGGTACTCCGCCTTGAAGCGTTCTTTGTAGTCAGCGCTACACATCAGCGCGGCGGTATCTTTAAGTTCCATCATTTGCGACTCCTATAGTCCCAAAAAGCGTGATGCCCACGCACGTCAACATGGACAAACGCGTCGTAAAGTCCGACGCCGCCGTCAGTGTTGATTTTCAAGCACAAGTCCTGAAACTCCGAAATCAGAGACGGATCATCCGGTTTGATGTCCGCCGCCATGCCTTTCGTGTGATACGAGTTCGGCACAGCCCCAGGAATCGTCGCGTTGTACTCCGGGCTGCGGTAGCCCGAATTAACGAGAACCGGCTTGCCCCACTCCCGGCGGATGCGGTTCAAAAGGTTCAAAAGCTCATCGCGCACCACGTGCGGAAAAGGAGACTTGTGCGGATCCTTCGGGCTCTGTAACTCATTTTCGTCAAAGAAACCGTATTTCTTCATCGGCCACCTCTTTCAAGGAATCCTTTCAAAATATTCACCCCATCTTTTCCCATCATCCCGCCGAGTCCGGCTAATGCGCCACCGGCTTCATCCGGCAAACCGTAGGAATGAGCCGCCATGCAGATCAAAAAACCGATAAAGCCGGACAGCAACCCCGCCGCGAAAAATTCACCCCACGGAAAAGGTTTTGTTTTGTCCAGTGAGTTCAATCGCATAAGAAACTGAGCCATAGCCGCCACCATGAAGGCAAAGATGTATCGGAAGTATTCGTGGTAGTCCTGCATGGGAATCTCGCCCCTCTTCTAATGGAACCATTTTCGAGGGGCGAGGCGACTATTTATGGACGGCTACGTAGAGACGTTGAGCACCAAGCCTTGCACTGTGAGCGGCAACGGGTCGGCCTGCCGGATGCAGACAGAACCTTCGGTTTGCCACGTCGGCGCAAGGCGCAGCTCGATTTCCTCTGTTTTGAGTTCCGGAGGTGTCCCCGGCGTTTCTGTCGTGCGCTGCTTGTATTCCGTGAGATTGTCGAAGTCCGCCCCCACGAACACGCCCGACGAGCGGTAAACCTGCAGGAAGGCTTGAATGACGTTCTTTTTGATCCCGCCGCCAAGCGCCGCCTTGTTCTGCATCGTGAGCGGCAACGTCTTGGCGTCAGCCTCGTACGGCAACCCGACAATCACTTTGGATGCAGGCGAATCCAAATCAACGGCACCTTTTGTCACGACCTGCTGAGGCATGACGGCACCGTCGGCAAGGATGGACACCGTCTTCCCCTCAAGCCAATCCAGACCGGTAATGTGCGTAGTTTCTTCTCCGGAATACACGCCGCCCGAATCCACAAAGAACGCATCCTGAATATTTTCAACGTTCATTGAGGTCATGCGCTCAATGTAGCGTTTCGTCTGCCCGTTGATTTCACGGCGGACAACGACGTAAAGATGATCCTCTTCGCCTTCTTCCACGGCCGCCACGGACTCAAAAACGCCATCGGTAATGTGCTGATGCCAGGCCAAAACTTCCTGTTCCGGAATATACGTCAGCCCCAAAAGCGAACCGTCGGAACTGATATACCAAAGAAGCGGTATAGGAGCCAAGGCCAACGCCGAGTCCAAAACATTTTTGAAGTCGAAAAGGTGCGAAGCCCGGAGGCACAAATCCGACGACACAAAACCGCCCGCCGAATATTCGTAGGCAAAGTCTCGGACGTGCCCGCCACGAGCTGCACAATAGACAACGGCATTACCGACGACCTGCGGCATTACTCGGCTTGATCCGGTATTGCTCTGAGGCTTTGCGGCAATGGACGACGGAGAAATCACACTGCCGTCCTGCGGACTAATGCGGAAAGCCATGCTGGACGTAAGCAGAATCAGGCTTGTGAGCGAAACGACGTGCTGCACTGCACTGAATTCGCGGCTTGCCATTTGAAAACTGACGCGGTCATCATCGCGGTAAGGCAGGGAATAACTGAAGTCCGACTCACTGCCGGTGCGCGTCATCAGCACGCGTTGCGGATCCGAATGCAGCCCGGCAAAGATGCGCCGTTGTTCAAAATAACCGACTGCCCGAGGATAGTCACCGGCACCACCTGCCGACGCCGTACCCGCAGCACCGGAACCCGTACCGCCGCGGAATGTCAGCTTGGGGGCCGTATATTCGGAACCTGCCGCCCGAATCTGCACGGAAACTACTTTCCCGTTTTCAACCACGGCCCGCAGCTGAGCACCAGAACCGGTACTGTCGGACACCTCCACCGTCGGAACGCCGGAATAAGTAGAGAGCGAGTACGTCTCTGTTTTTGTCTTTGAACCGCCGAAAATACCGCGCGTCTGCCCCGACACCACCACCTTCGGCGAGGTGTAGTTATTCCCTTCGGCAATAATCCGGATACCCTTCAACGTCGTGTAGTAGTTGGTATAACTGCCGCCGCTTGAAGACGTTCCGGAAGACGAATGGCGCTCAAGCACCAACTCAACTTTGCCGCCGTAGCCGGTATTAGCCGAATCACTGAGCGTCACCGAAAGCGACGGATAGCCGGAACGAGAAATCCACGTCGTGCTAATGTTTTCCACCGGCAAAAGGCCATTGACGCAGTTGGTGTAACCGCTTCCACCGTTTGTTACCGTGACTGACTTAATGCCACGAGACGTAGAGAACACATCATCAAAGCGACGAATCGTTATATCCGTCTTCGGCGTAATGTTGTCGTCGATGATTTCCGGCGTTTCACTGTCGCCGATATAGCCATAGAGACCGCCCTTGTTTTTGTAGAAACGGTAGAAGGCCGCACCCTTCATCACGTCGCAGGTAATCTTGACCGTAGTCCCGTAAGCGTAGAGGTTTGCCACGACACTCACTGCATCACTTGCTTCGCTTTCCTCCGTCTTGTCGGCATTGAGGCAAGACACCCGATACTTCTGCGTGTACTTATCAGCGTTTGAGTCGTCGGCTGCAGCCGTTGCCCGTACAGCCGCAACCCCTGTCGGCGTCGGAAGTTTCGTATTAACCTGCACCTCTACGATGCGCCAGTCTCGTGCGCCATAACGCCGGATTTCCGTCGGCGGGTAGTTTTCATGCGCCACCGTCACAATATCGCCGGACTGCACATAATCCAGAGCGAACAAGTCGGCAGAGTCCCACGGCGTTGTTACCTGATACTCTGTCCCGTCGTCGTTCACCAAAGTCGCACCGTAGCTATGGAAACGCGCGTACTTGTGCCCCAGTTCGATAATCATCGTCTGCCCGGTACTGTAGGTAAACGGAATCAACCGCACGGGCCGAGAACCGTTACCGACCTCGTTCACAAACTCAAACCCCGGACGGTTGCGGATAGGTCCCTGGGGCAGACAGATGAAGTTTTGGCACTTCAAAAGCCCGGCCTGATACTTTGTGTCATCACGTCGTCCGTACATATCGGGAGAAATCTCGCCGCCGGCAAAGCTCAGCTGAATAACCTTATCAACGGGCATACCAGCCTCCCATTTCTTCCGGAAGACGCATATCACCCGTGTAAGGCGTACGCGGAAGATCTATCGAGGCGTCCTGCAGGGCATCCCACTGCATAGCGTCTTTCACCATCAGCGTATAAATCTTCAGTTGCTCTTCGGCCATGGACGCCCCGGTGGAACCGGTGATAGCAGCGCCCGCGAGTTTGGCCGCCAGCAAATGTGCCAACGCATCCGCAAAATCAGAAGGGAACAACTCAGCCGGCACCGACGACGTGGTGTATTTAATCCAATCGGCCGGAATCTCAGTCAGAATCGCCATGCCGTAGTCCGAGCGTTCCAGGTGATAACTGCGAAGGTCTCGCCCGGACGCATCAAAGACGCGCTGAATATGCAGGCAGTCCGAAGGGAACCCGTAGGCATAGGCCGCACCGACAGGCGCTTCTTTCAGTTGATTGAGTTTGGCGCGTTTTGTGGCGAAACCCCATGCCGTCTCTATGAGGATTTTGTTAAGCGCCAACGGGTAAAAACGGGCGCAGTGGTCAGCCTGCGCAGAACCTTCGGGCGGATCAATGGAAGTCACCGTGCCCGTATCGCCGAGATACGACAGCGCGATGTTGCAAATATCGACAACGGTAGCCATACGGCCTCCTATGAAAACGGGGAGCCGTCAGACTCCCCGTGAAACTGCGCACCGCCAGCCTTTCGACCGGCGGAGAGACAAGGATCACCTCCTTAACCAGCGTAGTTCGGATTCGCTTCGTAATCACCAATGCGCTTCCCGCGCGGGCTTCCTGCGCAAAGTGTCACGCCGGCAGACACCTTGCCGGACATAGACGTGCCCGTAAACACTAACTTCGTGTAGCGGGGCAAGCCCTGCGGAATCGGAATATTGATGCCGCCGCCGTCCGTGAGGTCAGTCAGTTTGTACGAAAGAACTTCCGTGAACTCGGAGTTGTCAGAACTCCCGGAAAGCGTTACTTTGTCAAGCCCCGTCACCGCACCGACATTACGGACGTAGATATAACCAACACCTTCAGAAATGCCTGCCTTGCCAATATCGATAACCTTTGAATCCTTGCTTGCGCCGGAAATCGCCAGTTCATTGGCGTACATGGTTAAAAAGTCAACGTGCATTTTTTCCTCCCTAGACGACCTTCGCTTCTTCAGTGCTGATAGCGTCGTCAGACTCAATCGGAATCGTGAAGAAATGCGTTTTCATTTGATCGGCTGCTTCGACAATCTTGAGACACTTGGTGGACAATTCAACAGCCGCAATTTCCAAGGCCGTCTGAACTTCCGTGCTGCACAACATAACCTGATGCGTACGGAATTCATTGGGGACTCGGTTCTTTGCGCGGATCAGAGTTTTGAGAAGCGGCATCGCCTCCAAATCCACTTCACCGTCCTTCAACGGGACATTGCACACTCGAACGCAGGCGCGCCAGTCACTTAAGGTAGCGCCGGGTTGCCACTTGTAGTGGTCAACGTAGGCTTCCATATCACCCTTTCCATCAGGCGCGGCCACGGTCATTTGCCCTTTGTCCTTATGACTCAAGCCGTACTTCGAACCTTTCGGATACAAACCCAAGAACTCATCAAAATTGATGATATAGATTGAGGTGTATCCATCCGGGGTACCGGTATAGCCCTTAGAGGCATCCACAACGTTATGCGAGGAAGGCACCTTCTTGTTCAACGTTGCATATCGAGGCGCAAGGCCTGTGAACTTTCGAATTTCCTTGTCATTGTCGCCGTAATACATCGCCTTAGCGACAGTATTGGCAAAGCCCTGAATGTGTCCCTTTTCTTCCGACAAGCGGAACGCATACGTATTCCCGTTAATGTTTGCCGCATCTACGTCCACCTTACCGTATGCTTCAAGGTTCGAAGTGACATCAACAATCTGCGCAGTGGTGCTAGCCGTAGGCTGTACACCTTCATACAAACCGCGCCACGTCGGTTCGGGAATGCCGGTTCGGATCGAATGCTTATAGCCTTCGGTCATGTTGCAGGGACGCCAACCGATATGCTTCAGAATGGCATTATTTTTCGCCAAAAGTTCTGCAATCGGGGCAATGTCGCCATTCTCATCCACGCGGGAAGCAATGTCGGCATAAGTCGGGTACTGAGGAAGAGCGCCCATGTTTTACCTCTTAGTTCATCTTAGTGTTGTTGAAAAACGCAGCCAGCGGGTCACCCCGGCCGCCCCCACCGTTGCCGCGCGGTGAAACATCGTCGGAGATCGACTGAGCGATCTGATAGAACATCTTGATAATCCCCGGATGCGTATCGAGCCCCGTCTTTACGAGGAGTTCACGCGCTTCCGGCGGGCAATACTTCTGAAACGCCTTCGCCGCAATGCCGAGGTTTTGTTTGGCCTTCGCGCCGCCGAGTTCCTTGTCCGCAGCAAACGCCTTGAGGTTTTCGCTCTTGAAGGATGCCAGCGCCTGTTCCTGCGCCTGCTGCAGCACCGGGCTCATCTTGTTGATGATCGTGGCAAAGGACTTCTGCGAAAGCCCCATTTCGTGGCAGACACCCGCCAGGGTTTCGCAAACGTCGTCGTTCAGTTCCGCACCTTCGGGAACTTCGATGCCTTCGTTGGTGTAGGAATCTTCGGGCGCGCCAAGCCATTCATTAGGCTTATCGCCCTTATCTGCACCGTCGTCCCCCGCTGCAGGCTCACCACCGTCATTCGCCGCGTCCGCAACCCCGGCCGCCGGAGGTACTGCATCGGCGGCAGCGGGCGTACCTCCGGCGACACCAGGATCAGTTGTACCGGTATCGGGCGGCGTAGCGCCAGCATCCGTACCGGTATTCGTAACAGTTGCCGCATCTGTCATTTGTTTTCCTCACGCATTGTGTTGATCTGCTTCTCAAGACCGACTGAGCGAAGCCGTCGAAGAATGTCAAGTCCTACATCGCGCCGGGCACTGAGGAGCATCATTCGCATCGGATCAGTACTCGTCACTGAATCCGCCTGCCCCGTGAGGGAGAGAACCCAGTGCATTGCCCGACGGCCGAACTCGGTTTCCATCAGGCTTTTCAGCGCGTTGTCGAGTTTCTTTTCTTCCTGCTTACGCAGCCGTTCTTCTTCCGCGCGGGCTTCTTCCTCTTCGAAAACGCCCGGCATCCGAGTTTCCGTCATTGTTTCCGTCATCCCTTTACCTTTATGGACGGCCTTACATCACGCCCTGAGAGGGCTGCTCTTGTTCGGGACTCATCGCAATATCCGCGCCGCCGACACTGCCTGCCGCCTGCCCCAAATCCTTGATAGTGGAGGCCGCCTGAGCCGCCTGCATCTGCTGCTGTTCCTGCGCCTGCTCTTCTGCGCGCCGCTTACGGATGAGTGCCACACGGGAGCCCGCGACGATCATTGACGGCGGGACGCCGTTCATATCCGCCAAAAGGTCGATGGTTTCGTCGGACTCCAACTTGTCGAGTGCTTCCGGACGCATCTGCGCAATGACGCCGATCTGCTGCACCGTGCGCATAATCCCGTCCACCGCAGAACTTTTCTGCATCTGCGCCAGTACCGAGATATATTCAACATTGAGTTCCTTCCCCTGCATTTCCTGCGGAGGCTCAGGTACCAAGTCGGCTTCTACGAGATAGCCGAACGCCGTGGACACCAACGGATCAAGCATTTCCGTGTGGAGACGCTCAAGTACCGGCCCGAGCATCATCACCTTTTCCTGTTCCAACGCCTGGATTTCGGTAGCCGTGCGGTCAGTTCCCTGATTCGCCGCGATCATCTGAAAGATGTTCACATTGAAGTAGCGCTGAATCTGCGTCCGCGCGTCGGCAATCTGCGCCTGCAGCATTTCCGGAGACGCCTGCACCGCCCACGCAGAACGAATCACGTCGTTGTCCGCTGGATCAACCGGAATGCGACCGCCGGGGCGGAATAGCTGCATTGCACCCTTGTACTTTGTCGGATACTGAATCGGAGGATTCGAGAGGTAGTCCGTAAGGATGCCCATCTGTTTCTGAAGGCGCTGCAGGCTTTTGGCAGCGGACAAGGCTTTCGCGCCGGGGCCGCGCCCATAAACAGAACCCGCCGTCGTGAGCCAACGAGGGCACAACGCCGGGAATTGGTCATAACCGGACTCGCCCAGCACCTTGCCATCACTGCGCCCTTGTTCCCAATACACCGACCGCCACGGCTTATTACGGTTATCGTGCTTCATCACGTCGCGCTCAAGGCGCGGTTCAATGGTGTGCATCACGTCAAAGCGACGATACGGGTTATCGCGCAAGGAACTCCGGACATCAGTGCTGACAGCATCGATGCCGAACTTCTGTACCATCTGCTTCGCCGTCATGCTGATATGGCGGTAAACCGTGTCGATACGGTCGAACGGATCAGCTGCAAGCCAGTATTCCCCAACCGTGAGATTCATCATATCGATGACACGGTCAGGGTGACGCTGCACAATGGAACACGCAGTCCCGAACGCCGGAAGCTCAAGGTATGAGCGATGCAGCGAGTTATAGACCTCGGACTTTGCAAAATACATCAAAATCAAGTCCTGCAGGTCAGACAGCCACTGTTTCACATCCGGCGATTCATCCAAGTCCGGATCCATTGTGGTGAGACGCAGCCACGGCCGCGACGGCGAGCTGACGCCGGCCAAGAGCCCTGCCGCCAAAATGTCGGCACTGTCGGCGGCTTCGGCGTCGTAGAGACGCGTGTAACGCTTTCCGCCCTCGTACCCTTTCTCACCAGGAAACGCCCCTAAGTCCGGCACCTCATAGTCGCGTATGTCGTGCCAGAGGTTTTCCCACGTCTCCCGTTCCGCTTTCAGCCCGGAAAAGCGTTGCTGAAGCTGTTTGACATCAACTGCCATTCGCACCTCCGAGCGTACTCGTTTGGTTAAACAGCTTCGTCTTTTTCAGCTTGCCACCCGTGAGGTCAGTAGCCGCCCGCTTGCTAGACGTGTTCGAATCCAACAAGGAATCAATATCGGGTTCTTTGCCGTTGGCCTTCTCGCGCTCCTGCGCCTCATTTTCATAAGCCTGCTTTGTTGCCTGATACTGCTTTTCGGCCAAAGCTTTCTCACGATCCTGTTGACGCTTTTGGGTATAAATGTTGAGGCCGCCGGTGACGGCACCGACAATGGCCCCGGCGATTGTCTGCGCCATAGCTACGCCCCCAAAAGCTTTTTCTTCTGCAGTTTGAGATCATCAGCGCTGACACCGCCAAGCCCAGTCAACGAATCGCCCGAACCGGAATCCGCGCCAAATTCGCCAAGTCCGGAAAGCTGAGACGAATCAGCGTCATTCCCGCTTGCCTTACGCTGCTGCTGATCCAATTGCGCTTGCTGCTTTTTACGCTGAGCCTCAGCCTCGGCTTCCTGCCGCTTTGCGTCGTCGCGAGCATCCTTACCGGACACTGAGTTGTAGAGTTTCTTAACGGCTTTTACCGGATTCGCCCAGCTTGTAACTTTGCTAAACCACCCCATTTATCGACCTCCCAACGTATTGCGCTTGCGGTACAGCGACGTGTTATCGCCGTACGTCTTGTTTTCAGGAAGATCAGTATCCGTCGTCGTGTCGTCCGTCCCTGTCGGCTGAGTTGCCGTCGCAGTCGTATCCGTCGTTCCTGAATCGCTCGACCCACCACTTTTCTTGTGCTTGAAATACTTGTAAAGGCCGAAGCCCGCCAAACTTGAGAGCGTCGGCGAAGAAAGGATTGAACTCATTTCTTGCCACCCCCGAGTCGGCGCTTGCGCAAATGCCGACGTTCCAACTCTTCCGCTGAAGGTTGCCCCATCACAGTCTCCTTATGAATGCCACTTGACAGCCTGAATGCGGCCGCTTTTTCAGGGCCGAGACCAGCGGTGCTTTCTCGTCACAAGCCCACTGAAAAGACGTGCACCCACGCTTTTTAGCCTCCTGTTCACATAAAACAAAAAGCCGTCCGGGCACTGTCGTTCCTCGGTATTCGGGTAATACGAAAATCGTGTCGTTGTAGGCCGTGAGTTCTCCAGAATGCTGATGCGGCGCGACAAAGATCGACGCAGCCCCCACCGCTTTCTCACCGTCGTAAGCCACAAAGGCAAACGCAGGCGAGTTCTCGGAGAGTGCGCGGTAGAAGTCTTCCGGCGGATCAAAGGACACGCCGTTACCGGATTCGCGAAAATTCTTTTCCAACAAATCCCGGTGCTTCTGCAGCAGGTCAAAACAGGACATGAGTACGTATCGCATACCCGCAGTTTCAAGGGGTAAGCGTCACGTGTATGGACGGCGTTTCTTGGGATCGTCCATAAACCCCAAAAGCCTGAAATTAGGATGCGGTCATGAAATTTCCTCGGGAGGGAATTGAAATGGCGGTACAAGTTCGATGCCCGCTATGCAACAAGCGCTTCTTTGATTTACTTCCAAGCAAGCCGCCCAACGGCGCGGTAGCCATCTTTTGCCGCAACTGCCGGAAAATTGTTGTAATAGATCTGTCGTCCTACAGCGATTCGCAGGTCCATTCGGAACCTGCTTCAAACAAGGCCCCTGAGCCTCACTCTTAGCGCCAAGCGAGCGCACAATCCAGAGAACCTTGAGTTCCATAGCAAAAGGAGTTTGCTATGGCTAATTTTGCAACACAGGGTCACGTTAATGGCCTGAGCATTCCCGCCCTCGTTTTAGGCGGTCTTGCCTTCCTTGGAAACTACAACGGGAACGGCCCCCTTGGCGGTCTCTTAGGCGGCAACTGCAACCAGCAGTCCGCTCTCATGGCCGAGAACGCCGGACTTCGCGCGCAGAAGTACTCGGACGAACAGGACGCCAAGCTCTACCAGGCGACGCGTTCCGAAAACGAAAAGCTTGCCGCGCAGATGATGGCCTTCATCACGCCGCTCTCTCAGGAAGCCGCGAGTAACCGCGAACGCGTTGCGGTGCTCGAATCCCAGATGAAGAGCAACGCTGAAATCGCCGATCTCCGCGAGAAGTTGGTACGTTCTGAGCTCGGCGCCAAGATTGACACCGTTGCGCAGACGTGTGGCTGTGGTATTGCCCAGCTTAACAACGCCGTCGCCGGGGTCAACAACACGCTGAATCAGATCACCCACCTCGTCGTGCCTCGCACGGCGATCTGCCCTGAAGTGATGGAACGCTACAACTCGTGGGTTGCGCCCACGGCTGCGGCCCCGGCGGTTCAGCCGGTGACAGGCAGCATCAACGTTAACCGGGGTTAAGTCATGAAGATGCCGATCGGAAATCTACCTGCGGCCATTGTGGAGTTTGCTCAGCAAGTCCTCATCCCGGCCGCAGAAAAGCAGGGCGGTTCTCTGCCCTTCACCGTCGGCATCGTCTCGGGGCTCGTAGCACAGCGGGCCCCGGCGATGATCGAACCTTATCTGCCGATGCTCAAGTCTTTGGGAGCGGTGGATGAGCAAAACCGAATCGACGTGGACTTGCTGTACGGCGAAGCTGCAAAGAACCTCGAAGCGCATCCCTTCTCCATCGGGCCGTACAAGCCTGATCGAGGCGACTTGGATGCGCTGAAGGAAATCATGAACCGGCATGGAGAATAGTCATGGAAATGAAGGAACTGATGAAAGCCCGCGCGGAGCAATCCATGCACTGCCTGCTCGAAAAGATCGACAAGGCGTGCGATGAGGCCCGCGACGGCGGTGGCTTAAGCGACGAGGACGTTCGCGTGCTTGAAAAAGCGTGGTGCGCTATCGCCACAATGAAGGCGGTCTGCAAGGAGTAGCGAAAAACCCCGGTTCGTCGCCGGGGTTCTTCTTTAAGACAGCCGCGCCTCAATCTGCGCCAGGCGCCAACGCTGGTAGGCACACTCAAGGGCCAAGGCTTCTTCGTAGCGGATGCCGTACCGATCTCCGGCGGCAGTCACCAGGCGCTTTTCTACGTGCGTCACTTCGGGCGTCGTGATGTTCCCGTCCTCGTCCGTCACCTCCGGCTGATCCACCACGGTCACGTCCTCGTACTCATCCTCCCACGCGTCGTGGCAGAAGAGGCCGTAGCGTGAGGCGTCCAAGCCTTCGGACTCGAAGGCCGCCTTCACCTCCTGGGCAATGACGCCGACGTGGATTCGAGCGTCGCCGCCCTTCTTCTCGACCGCGTCCTTGAACTGGAACACCTTGAAACCCACCTTGCCCCAGGCGCGCATCAGGGCGTCGTCAGGCGCGGTGATGTTCTCTTTGCAGCGGGCGTCGGAGGTGTTGATCGTGGCCGTTCCTGCATAGATGGTTTGCCACCGATTGGCCGCGCGCCCCAAGTCCTGCGCGTTATCGGCTTCACCGTAGACAGCCCCCGTTCCGGAATTGATGTTCAAGCGGTTCTTTCCGTTTAGATTGAAGCCGAGGTTGCCGATGCTCGTCAGAGCCGGAATGAAATAGTAGGAATCTCTTGAGATACGTAATTCGCCGTTGATCCTCGTAGAACCGGCAACCGTCAGACCGCCTGAAGTGGAAATGCCGTTCACCGAGCCTTCGGCGAACACCATGCCGAGATCAACGGAGGAGTAGGCCGAACCGTTTCCGGACACGGTGTTCCCCGTCGGCATTGTGATTATTCCGCCGGTCGCAGCGCGTGCGCCGTATCGCGTGTTATTGGTTAGCGTCGTAGCCGTCAGGCACCGAATGACGGCGCATGTTGCATTGAGCCCATCCGAGCCATTGGCGTCGGCTACAACGGCGTCGGCGAATACCGTCGCACCTTGCTGAGCATAGACACCGTGAAGCCCGTTGCTTTTAGCCGTGGCGCTGCCAGCGTTGATAAAACCGCTTCGAGCCTCAAACCCGCATTGCCCGTTATACGCAGCAAACGCCCGAGAAGCGCCAATAATGCCGTTGTTGATTGTAAAAAATCCGTCCAACGCATTTCCGATCGCCGTAGAAATGTTGCACGAAATACTTCCCCCCAAGTCACCGATATAGCCGTCGAGGTAATTCCCCGAGCCTACAGAGTTCTTGCACTGGATAGAGGCGTTCGTCTCAGCGTACCAGCCACGTCGGCGGTTTGAGCACGACGCACACCATCGGCCATAGATGGAGCCGCCGGTAGACGCCACAATCCCTTGCTGATCGAAGTCGGAAACGCCAACGTTCATCCCAAGCGACAGGTGCGCCTGACTAATAGCCAATGGGTTTTCATCATCCGCCTTGCCGTTGACCGCCACAGTGGGCCCGCCAACGTGGATACCGTGCGTGCCTTTTTCCGTTCCGGAAACATTCTCGGCTTGCCAATAGTCGGAAGCGTTCCCCACAATTGCGACGTTATTGAGAAGGCCGACGGAAGCCCCTAGAACCACGAAGCCGTCACTGTTCTGAAACTTAATAACCGTCTTCAGCACGTCGGCATATCCGCCCGTCAGTGTCATTTCCGGGAACGATGAGACATACTCGGTAATCAGCACGGTTACGACGTTGCCCGAAACTGCGGTCACTTTCCACACGCCGAGGAGGGCCTCCGGTGTACCGGTACCGACGACGCAGTTATCGCCACGAATGAGAAGGTAGTCGCCGACGGCGATACCGCTCGCGTCTGCCAAGGTCAGCGGAACCGACCATGCGCCGGACTGTCCGGACGCAGCGCCAACAGCGGCTAATGTGACGCGGGTAGGTTCTGCGCCGACGATGCTCAGCTTGTCACCACCCTGCGGAGATAAAACAATAGGGGCCGTCAGCGTGTAGTGCCCCGTGGCAATGTTCACCGTCAAGGAGCCAATGAGCACAGCATCGGTCAGTGCGTTGGCCACAAGGCGCAGTTCTTCAGAACTTGTCACCGTGCAAGCATATTCCCCTTGAGGAATAAACAAACTCCCCTTCGCCGCGGCGGCTAACGGCGTCGTAAAGTCCTTCACATTAACAACGTCCCCGAACCGCTGACGGAGCGTTCGGGGCACGGTCGAACCTTCGGCTATCACCGGCAGCATATCGCCGATGCCGACAGGCGTTTCCACGATGTGAATATCCTTGCCCTTCTTCTTGGCGAGGGCGACGCCGGAATGGTATTGGATTGTCATGATTAAGCACCCGTGCCGCTACCGTCGTAGACCACGGCAGTCTTTGCACCGACATACATATTTGATTTCATACTGGATCGGCAATCGCCGTACTGCGAGTACATGGGCCCCAACACAAAGAACCGCACACCGGTGAAGCCGTCGGGGAAAGTGAAGGACGCCAGATTCGAATACAGACTTAAGGAGCCCGAGTTCGAGTACACGAGGTAAGTCGTCGGAAGGTTTGACGACATTCCGGAGAAGTCGAGGGTATTGATTCGCAGGTCGCAGCGCAGGGCATAGACGGCGTACTGAGGCGACAACGATGCGCCGGCCGAATTGAAGCTACAGTTTCGAATATCGACTTCTCCGCCTTCGGCGTGAACGATCATTCGCAGGCCGCCGTAGTCCTGAACCCCCTTGAACGTGAGCTGTGAGAATCGCACCGTACTGTCGTTGACTCGGACAGGCGGAAGAACGGCTGTCGTTTTCCCTGCCCACTGCTGCACGACAACTAGGCGAAGCAGTCCTTGCAGATACAGAATGCTGACGCGGGAGAAGTCCCCGGCCACGTTGATAACCGCGCGGAATGGCTTCTTAGTCTGCTGCAGGCACCAAATTGCCCGGTTCAAAGAGTTGAATGGCTTAGCCGCGGTACCATCCCCGGCGTAGGCCGCCGAGGCATCCACATAGATGGCGACGTTCTCCTGCATCAGATTACCGAGAAAGGCCCCGCTTTCAGCGAGGACTCTATCCTGGGTCTGTGGTAACGCTGACGGTTCTGCCAAGTCGAAATCTGCAAGATAGAAAGGAATTTCATTGGGGCCGTCGTTAAAGCCAAGAAGCATGGCGCCCTTAAAAAAGGCCACGCTTTCCAACTCGGCGAACGATCCCCCAAGGAACCACTTCCACACGACTTCGCACTTTGCCGTATCAAACACGACAATGGCTTCCTCGCGCTGCAGAACATTCGTACTGCTTGTGGTACTGCGCGGGAAGAACAACAAGCCCTTGTATGCGCCAAAGTCTTGGCCCGTAGTCGGAGCCCACGCCGGATAGCTCCAGGAGATAGAGCGCTCCAATACCCAGTCCGTCGTGTACACCAAAACCTGGGCATTGGCATAGGTGTAGAACCGATCGGTATAGGAGTCGTAGGCGATAGCGCCGCCACTAGCGGCAGGCAAAGCGATAAAACCTTCGCGCGTCAATGTAGCCGCGTCAACGACGGCAATAGCCTGAGCCGCGTCACTAGCCAACGTCGCGACGTACAACTTTCCATTGCAGTACGTCAGACCATTAGCGTGATAGAGATCAGTGTAATCCGCGGACGTTCGGGCGCCCGTAGACACCGTGTATTTCACAATTCGCTGAGACGCGTTGTCCTGCGTGATTTCAGCGAACCAAACGGTATCCTCTCCATCGGTGCAAAACCCTTGCAGGAAGTACCGCGAGTTTGAATCCCGCCAGTCAACCGCCGTGGTAAAAAGGATGCCGGGATCAAGGCGTTCGGTAAATTGACGAGTCCGCCACCACGGAGAAGCCAGCACGGTACTCTTGCTAACCATATCGGCCAGTTTCTCCGCAATCGTCTTAAACAGCTTCCCCAGAGTATCGCCGCCCACCAACCGATTGGAAATATCCTCCCCGGCGTTCCCCGGATTGCCGTAGCCCTTGACCCAGAAGTACCCGTCGTAGGGGTAAGCCTCGACCTCTTCGAGGGAGTTCACCAGGTGGGGGATGTCCCACGAGTAACGTTCGATCAAGTCCTTGATGGCTTCGCAGGCGGCAAGCGTTTCCTTGGACGCCCCGGCTGCAGCGACGGCGTCGTCCACCGCGGCAAGCAATTTGTCTCGCAGCTGGCGGGGTGTAATCGTGTCCGTGGGATCGGTGATGAGCGCGCGGCTGACTTGCTCTACGAGCTGCTGGATGAGGATCGTCTCCCGATCGAGCGAATCATTGAGTACTTTCGGAAAAAACGCCCCACGATTCGTGAAAACCGTTGGCTGCACATAGGCTGCACCCGAGATAATGACAAGCGACGCGCCCTTCGCCAGTGGTTCTTTAAGCGTAACCGTGCCACCCGGGTTTACGTCTTGGTCATCATTGAGGACACACACATACGCGTTAGGGCCGAGCACCGCATCAATGCCGTCGAGCGGCGCGACATGCACTTCCGCATCGTCGGACTTCAACAGCTTGAAAGCAAAAGAAAACTTCGTCTGCACACCGTCGCCGACATAAATATCGCTTCGGCGAAGTTGAGATTGAATAGCCATGGGCGAGACCTCGGAATTTAGTCTCCACAGTCTCGCCCCGCACCTTCGGTATTTATGGACGGCTCAGCGCCAACTCTTGTCGAACTCCTCGTTCGCGTCGTAATCGTTCGAGGAGCCGTAGAGTTGTTGTTCGAGGCGTTGTTCCAGTTTCGGCGCGACAGGCGCGGCAAAGGTGAGCGCCAAAGCATCTGCCAGGTCTGGACTTCTGCCAATACGTTCCTTGATCTTGTCCTTTGACTCAAGAATCTTCAGTCCTTTACCCGTGGTGTAGCCGTACGTCGGCGCGGACAAATCAGCCTGCAGCATCGTATCCGGAGGAATTGCCCCGCCGTCTCGCAGCCATTTTGCCATTTCCGCCCACATTTCCATGCGCTTATTCGCATAGTGCGGATCCGAAGAAGCGCCGGCAAAGGCCACTTCCGTCACGTCAAACCGCAGCTGACGCAGACGGTCAACGACGCCCGCCCCATTGCCAATATCGATAAACACCGCGTCCGGTTGCCATTCCCTGATCTGAATCGCCACCTGATCCGCGAGTGCCATATTGTCAAGTTTCCGGATAACAGTCGGCGGCCAAGACACGACGCCCTGACGCTTGAATATCACGGACGCATCAGACCCGAAACGCGCCACGTCAACGCCCATGATGCGCGGAGACGCGGCGTAATCGTGCTCTCGGTACTGTCGGCACGCAGCAGCGCGGACGGTATCAATCGGGATCAGCACATTGTCGGCCGCTGCATTGAAGTCGCACATGAATTCCTGACGGAACTCATTCTCGGACATTTCGAGTTTCAACGCCTGTAATTCTTCGTCCGGAATGACGTGTGTCCGATCCACCGAGTACACCATCGCAATCCAATCGGGGTCACCCGCCGCCATGCGCTCCAGCGCCTTGTCATACATCTGACTGAAGAGGTTCACCCCCTTCGGTGTTCCGATGAATACCGCCCACCCCTTGCGGTCAGCGAGAGCCGGGCGCAAGACTTCCCCCCAAACTTCGGGCTTCATCTGCGCAACTTCGTCAAGAATCGCGCCGTCGAAGTATGCGCCGCGCAGGGCGTCCGGATTATCGGCACCATAGATGCGAATAGTGACACCGTTCGGTAGCGTGATGGACAACTTCTGCTCATTGACCTTGCACATCGGTATTGCGGCCGTGTAGTGCTTCAAATAGCCCCAGGCGATCTGTTCGGCCTGATTCCGGAACGGCGCAATGTAGGCGTAAAAGCCTCGCTCCTTCGCGTCAACGATAGCCCGTTTAATAAGGTGATTGACGCTGAGAACCGTCTTACCCAAGCGACGATGCGCCACCAGGACACCGAAGCGGTGAGTTTCAAGCGCCGGATGAATCTCGTCCTGAGGATACCGGGGCGCGTAGGGAATTTTTATCCGTAACGGTAAAGTCATTCTTTGTCGCTACTCCATCCGATGCTGAGACCACCCGCAAACGTCGTCTTATTGTCCTTTTCGTAGAAACCGACGTGCTTTCCGATCAACTCAAGTGCCTTATTGGCGGCCGGTGCGTCTACCTGCTCCTGCACCTGCAGCCCTGCATCGTCGTAGACCGGAGACCGACATTCACCATCGAACTCGGTTTTCCCGTAAGTCTTGGCATTGATCCGGTATTGGTCGATATGCCACTGCAGCACCTGATCCTGAGTGATTTCGAGCCGTTGCGTTCGAGCGGCTTTTCCGTCCGCAACAGCCTCCATAACGTTAACATTTGACAACAGGCGGGACGCCTGCTCACGCGCCGTCTTCGCACTATATCCCGCCCGAATTGCAGCCTGAGTCGCGTTAAGATCGACAAGGTACTCTTGCACAAATCGTTCCTGTTTCGGCGTCAGTTTCGGCATTCTCTCCTCTCCCAATGATCCACAACTCTCCCCCGCATGAGCCCTGCCGCCACAGCCCATACAGTTGATTTTGGCATATCAAGCATATCGGCTATGGCCTTGAAGCTGAACCCCTCATCCCGCAGCTGAAACACCTGATCTATCTCGGCGTCAGTGTACTTTGCCACCGGCGAGTCCTCCCCAATCCGAACCCCGTTGCTGCTCACTGCCACCATCCGCAAAGAAACTCGGACACTCTTGGCGGGCTTGCGCGACGGCGTTTTCGATGACACGCTTGCGGGAGATTGACTCTTTTGGCAAGGCTTGGGCTTCGGCGGCAGCCCGGGCAAGTCGGGTTGCCACCAAAGGCGGGAAAACAAAAGCAATTCCGAGTCGTTCATTCATTTAAAACTCCTCTATGTTCCAACCGCACCCCTGGCGCTTCCCCTTCGGAAAGACCACAAACATCCGGAACGGGTACTGGGACGCAGCCACCTTCACCTTTACTCGGGCGTCGTCCTGAAACACGGCGAGCGTCCCTTTGACCTCGTGAAGTTCAATTTCACCGTTTGGCCGGAGCACCATGAAGTCGGGCGTGTACCA